TAGTCCAATTTTTGATGTTGTAAGTGTTGTTTTTGTTTTTGCTATTTTTTTTATAGGAATTAAAATATTATCATTATGGATAAAAGGTATATTTAAGCGTGGCTAATATAAATACACAAAATGTAAGTAAAGCAGAAGAGGCATTATTATTAGCTTCTAAAGATATGATTGCATTTGGTAAATTATTTTTACCTGATGATTTTTTAAGAAGTGAAACGCCTGCATTTCATTATGAAATATCAGACACATTATCTAATATGGAAAATAAACAAACTGCTATTATACTTCCTCGTGGACATGGTAAGACTGTAATGACTAAATGCGATATACTAAAATCTTTTTGTTTTACTAAAGACCCATTATTTTATGGATGGGTATCAGCAACTGCAAAACTTGCTACTGGTAATATGGATTATATAAAATACCATTTAGAATTTAATGAAAGAATACAATATTATTTTGGTAACTTAAAAGGAAAAAAATGGACAGAAACAGACATAGAGACAACCAATGGATGTAAACTCATTAGTAAATCAAATATATCAGGTATTCGTGGTGGTGCTAAACTTCATAAAAGGTACGACCTTGTCATACTTGATGATTTTGAAGACGAAAATAACACCATTACTTCAGAAGCTAGAGCCAAAAATTCCAACCTTATTACTGCTGTGGTATTTCCTGCGCTTGAGCCTCATACTGGTAGGTTACGTATTAATGGGACTCCCGTTCACTTTGATTCTTTTATCAATAATCTCATTGTCAATTATGAGCGTAGTGTGGAAAAAGATGAGGAGTTTAGTTGGAAAGTTATTCTTAGAAAAGCAATAGATAGTAAAGGTAATTTGTTGTGGCCATCTTGGTTTCCAAAAACTGAAATGGATAGAAAGAAAAAATTCTATGCAGATTCAGGACAGCCTCATAAATTTTATCAAGAGTATATGATGGAAGTACAAAGTGAAGATGATTCTATGTTTACTAGAAATCATATAAAAGAATGGGAAGGCACATTTATGCATGACGATACTGGAGTATCTTACATTATTCAAAATGGAGAATTATCACCAGTAAAAACTTTTGTAGGCGTAGACCCAGCAACAGATAGTGCAAGAAGAGATGCAGACTACAGTGTATTATTAACTATTGCAGTAGATTTGCATAACAATATTTATGTTTTAGATTATATTAGAAAAAGAAGTTTACCTGTTTTAGGTATACCTGGAGAAGGTAAAAAAGGTATTGTAGATTATATATTTCAATTAAGTGACACATATCATCCGTCATTATTTACTATTGAAGATACTGCAATGTCTAAACCAATATTCCAAGCGCTTAGAGCAGAGATGAGAAGACGAAATGATTTTAGTGTAGGTTTTAAAGAAGAAAAGCCAGGCACAAGACTATCTAAAAGAGATAGAATACAAGAAGTACTAGCGCAAAGATTTTCAATAGGTCAGATACATTTGAAAAAAGAACATTATGATTTATATCACGAAATCATTACATTTGGACCACGTATGGCTCATGATGATACTATAGATGCATTAGCATATGCTTGCAAATATGCAAGTCCACCTCAAGGTATAAAGGAAAATAAAGATACTAAAAATTGGTATAAAGATATTCCAGCGCCTAAACATTGGTATGTAGCGTGATAGATATTATTAAACTAAAGGACTTAAGCCCTAAAAAAGAGGAACAAGATGTCGAAGAAGAAGATAGACAAGAAAGCTCATAGAATAAAAAGATTATTTGAAGACACTAATACTGCTTCAAGAATACAATGGGAATCAATAAACCAAAAAGGTTATGATTTTGCGCACGACAATCAAATAAGTGCAGAAGAAAAAAGAGTACTTGAAGAACAAGGTATGCCTACATTTACTATAAACAGAATAATACCTGTTGTAGAAATGTTAAATTTTTATGCTACTGCTAATAGACCTAGATGGCAAGCAGTAGGAGCAGAAGGCACAGATACAGATATAGCAGCAGTTTTTTCAGATATATCAGATTATATTTGGTATAATTCTAATGGTGAATCATTATTTGCTAATGTTGTAAATGATGCAGTAACTAAATCTGTAGGTTATATGTTAGTAACTGTAGATAAAGATGCCGACCAAGGTATGGGTGAAGTTAAAATAGAGCAGCCAGAACCTTTCGATATTTACGTTGACCACAAATCAAGAGATATATTATTTAGAGATGCAGATTATATTATGATTAGAAAGATATTACCTAAGTCTCATTTAATAAATGAATATCCTGAAAAGAAAAGAATGATAATGAATGCTAACGCTAATGAAACTAATGAGTATTCATATACAGAAAAAGCATTTGATAAAGACCAAAAAGATTTTCATTACAAAGACATTATAAGAGATAGAATCTTAGAAGAAAAAGACGAAGATATGCCTATTGAATTTTATGAGGTGTATGAAAAAGAAAAAATGCCTTGGATGAATGTTTTTTATAAGATACCACCTAATGAATTGCAGATGAAAAAAATTGCAACTAGCGCTAAAACTCAAATATCACAAATGAAACAAGAGTTAGAAGTAATTTTAAAAGAAAAAGACAATCAATTATTAGAGCAATTAGAAGCAGGAGAAATTCTACAAGAAAGATATGCTCTTGAAATGCAAAAAGCAACAGATAAGATGACAAGACAATTAGAAGAGGCACGTTTGTCTATTCAAAATAAAATGTCTGAAGAAGAATCTAAAACAGGCAACAAAGTTATTACAGAAAGAGAATTTAAATTATTAATGCAAAATGAGGATTTTGCAGAAAATCTTATAGATGCTGTTAAATTTTACAAAACACAAATTAAATTAACTTGTGTAGTAGGAGACAAATGTTTATATGAAAAATATCTTCCTTTAGAAGATTATCCAATAGTTCCTTTTCATTATAAATGGACAGGCACACCATTTCCTATATCAGCAGTATCTCCGTTGATAGGTAAGCAAAGAGAATTAAATAAAGCGCATCAACTTATGGTGCATAACGCTTCTCTTGGTAGTAGTTTAAGATGGATGTATGAAGAAGGTTCTGTAGACACAGACTATTGGGAACGTTTTGCAAGCGCTCCAGGTGCCTTATTACCTATCAGACAGGGGTTTACCCCTCCCACACCTGTTACACCCTTCCAATTAAACAACGCATTCTTCGGATTAGTTCAACAAGGTAAGGGGGACATGGAGTATCTTGCAGGTATTTATAGTGCAATGCAAGGTGATACAAATGCAAATCAGGATATGCCTTATAGAGGTATGCTAGCAATGGATGAATACGGAACAAGAAGAATTAAGTATTGGCTTAGAACATCTATTGAACCAGGATTAAAACAATTAGGTCAAGTAGTAAAACAAATGAGTCAATTTATATATACAGCAAATAAAGTATTTAGAATTGTTGAGCCAAGCGGTATGCAACCAGAAAAAAGATTAGAAATAAATATACCTGTATATAATAGTTTTGGTAAAGTTATTGATAAACATAATGATTATGCAGCAGCTAAATTTGATGTTAGAGTAGTTGCTGGTTCTACATTGCCTGTAAATAGATGGGCATACTTAGAAGAATTAAAAGAATTAATGAGGATGGGAGTCGTAGATGACGTTGCAGTTCTTGCAGAAACAGATATAAGAAACAAAGACAAGATTGTTCAACGTAAATCTCTATACTCACAATTACAAAGTCAAATCAAAAATATGGAAGAAGAACTAAAAAATGATAAAGGTACTATAGAAACATTAGAAAGACAATTAGTACAAGCAGGCATTAAAGATAAGATTAGACAAGGTGAAATGGAAGATAATAAGCAAAGACTTAAAGATGCAGGCGACCGTCAAAAACAACTTAATGATACTAAGGCACAACAAACTGCTGAACGTAATGCTTTAAGACAAGAAACACAATTCCAAAAACGTAAAGCTGATATGTCTCTTGAAGATGCAAAAAGAGAGATGCAAAAAATTTACTTGGAAAATAAACCAGAAGATAAATAAATTACAAACAAAAAAATGGAGGATTTATCCATATGAAAGAGAAAAGTACACAAGCAGGTAACCCAGAAGCTGTAGAGAAAGCAATTTTTGGCTCCTCAGACTCTTTTTTCGAAGCACTAGAAAATAATGTAAATGGTGCTATTGTTGAAGATACATCAGAAACTAAAGTTGAGGCAACTCAGAATCCTGACCCCAATAATACTGTAGCTGAAGATGAGCAGAGCATGTCCCAAAATACTAATTCTGAATTAGAACAAATGAAGAAAAGGTATAGCGACTCAAGTCGTGAAGCACAAAGAATGAAAGCCGAGTTAAATGAACTCCAACCTTTCGTTCCAGTTCTTAATGCGATGAAAAGGGATAGTGGGCTAGTCAGTCACGTGCGAGACTATTTTGATAATGGTGGAGCTGTGCCTGATAATGTTCAAAAGCGTTTAAAACTGGATGAAGATTTTCAGTTTGACCCAGATGATATGGTTAAAAACCCTGATTCTGATTCACGAAAAGTGTTTAACACTATGGTAGATGGCATTGTTCAAAAAAGAGCAAATGAAATCTTAGATAGTGAAAAACAAAAATCTGTTGCTATGCAAAATAAGATACAGGCTCATAATGAGGCTGAAAAGTTTCGTGAAAAATATAACATGTCAAAAGAAGATTTTGTAGGATTTGCAGAACAGGCTAAAACCCATTTTGGAAATCGTAGATTAACTTTTGATGAAATGTATGTATTATTGAATCAAGGTCAATCAGCACAAAATGTTGCGCAAGCAACTAAAGCTGATATGCTAAATCAAATGAAAAACGTTCGAGACATTCCTACTAGCCAGAGTAGCGTTAATGCTGCTCCAAAACAATCTAATCCTGATAATGATGTATTTGAACAAATACTAGGGTTAGATAATGAACTAGATAACATGTTTGGCTAATAGTTAAAACTAAAGCCAGACTTAACGTAGAAATAATCGAAAGGAGTCAAAATGGCTTTAAATGATTTCGTACAGTTATCGGAACTAGGTGGTTCAGGAGTCGTAGGTACTGGTCCTGCAGCAAATTTTACTAATGCAGACACTGGTGACCTTAGAAGAAAGTTTAATTTTGGAGATAAAGTTTCAGAATTAGCTATCCCTCAAGACCCATTTTTCCGATTTGTATCACAAGTAGCAAAAAAACCTACGGACGACCCTACTTTCAAATATACTGAAAAGAGAAGTTCGTATCACAAAAGATATGCTTATGTAATGGGATTCGTTAGTAACGGTTCTGATGAATTTGCAGATGCTGAATTAGACCAATCTGATGCAGGCGCTGCAGTTTCAGCAGTTGGACATAACGTACAACTTTACATGGCAACTGACTATAAATATCAAGGTAACATTCAAAATATTTATGGTAACACAGGTTCTGACAAAATTGATGTTGGAGGAACAGGAACATGTCCTGAGTTCTTTTTAGAAAATCAATTAGTTAAAATACCTACTACCTCAACTGCAGGTGGAGCAGGTACAGCAACTGGATATCATATTATTAAAGTAACTAACGTTGAAGGTAATTTATCAAGAGACGGTAAAGAATGTGCAAGAGTTGATGGTAAAATCATTAAATTCGAAAGTGGAAAAAATGAATTAGCATCTTTTCATACAAACAATTTTACCCCTGGTAGTGAAGATAGTGCTGGTGACGAAGTAGTTGCTGACATATCAATAGCTGATACACTAGAAGGTAAACGTTCTTATGTTATTGGTACTGCACATGACGAAGGTTCTGGTTATCCTGAAACTTGGAAAGACCAGCCTTACTCAAGTCAGTATGGTATTACTCAAATATTCAAAACTTCTTGTGCTATGACAAATACTGCTAGAGCAACATCTCTTAAGTATGAGTCTAATGAGTGGGCTAGAATATGGAAAGAAAAACTAATTGAACATAAGTTTGATATTGAAACATCACTACTGTTTGGTACACAAAGTGAAACATATAACACAACACAAGGTGCTGTTGATTATATTTTAAATTTTGGTAACCAATTTACATTGGATACAGCTACTAAAACAGCAGACGATTTTCTTGATGACATGTCTAGTTATTTAGACCCAAGATATAATGCTGGTTCTGCAAATGTATTTTTTGTAAGCACAGCAGTATATAACTGGATGCATAAATTAGGTGGATATATACATAACAACTTATCACTAGGTAATGCTGTTAATAATAGAGGTGCTATGTATACAGCTGATTTTGCAATGACAGGCAAGAAAAAAGTTCTAGGTGTAGATATTACTACATTCTCAACACCTTATGGTGACATGAATGTTGCAAGAAATATCCACTTAGATGGAACTAACATTAAAATGCTTGGTATTGATATGAAGCATTGCGCGTATCGTCCTCTTGCAGGCAACGGTGTCAACAGAGATACTTCAGTTTACGTAGGTGTGCAAACACTTGAAAACTCAGGTATTGACCGTAGAGTTGACTTAATCTTAACTGAAGCGGGAATGGAATGGTCTATGCCAGAAGCTCACGCTGTTTGGTTATAAGGAGGTTAATATGGCAATTCCAATGTATGGACAAAACAAAGCTGATACTAAAATAGCTAATAATGTTCTTGAAACAGAAACCTTAACAGGTGCTGGCGCATGTAGTATTGTTAAACCAGTAACTTTTCTAGACACAACTGGCGGTGCAGCAGCTGTAACTTTGGCTGCTTCAGAAGTAAAAGGAGCTGTTAAGCATATTATCATGGTAAAAGATGGTGGTGATGCTACTTTAACTGTTGCTAATGTAGCTGCAGTTGGTAATACAGTAACATTTGCTGCTGTAGGAGATGCAGTTTCATTTGTAAACGCTGCAGATGAAGATGGTCTAATTATAGGCTGGTGCATGGTAAGCAGAGAATCTGGTCTTGCTAATGCAGTTGGTGCATTTGACGGACCTGCTGTCTCAACGGTATAACGCTAAATAAGTAGTAAATAACGGTGCCTCCCCCTATTGAATTTGTCTTCTGTAGGGGGGAGGTTGCCAAAACTAAAAGGAATTAAATGTCAACTTGGCAAGAAAAAATAGAAGGATTAACAGGAGTAACATTAGGAAGCGCTCCTGCTCCATCAACAACTGAAACAACAGTTTTTATTGAAGATGCAATTCAAGAAACTAGAATTAGATTATTAAGAGTAGTTCCACAAGATACTCCTCAATTTTCTGAAATAGCTATAGTTACTGATGCTAATGGTGTAGATGTTGAAGAAGCTTTAGCGATTGTTTCTGTTACTAGAGAAGATGGAACAGCAAATCAAGAAATACCTTGTGTGCAAGTTCCTCCTAGTATGAAATACAAAGTTGTAGATTCTGATAGTTTGCATTTTAGAAGTAAACATAATCCTTGTTGGTTTTGGGAAAAAGAAAAAATTTATATTAAACCAGACCCATCAGCAAGCACTAATAGAGGTAGAGCAACTTATGTTCCTTCTTCAACTACTCAAAGTACAGGTAGTGCTGTTGCGCATGGTAGTACTGTAGAAAACACAGATGCTTTTCCAAATAAATATTTACATTTAGCAGTACAACATGCATCAGCAAATGTATTAACAGCAACTATGAACAATATACATACTAATATAAATACTATGATAAGTAATGATATATCTGCACCTGATGCTCCTGAAATAATATATAATGATATTACTATGCCTACTTTACCTACATATAATCCTCCTGCAATTGTTTTGGATTATCCTAAAGTAGATACATATTTTAATGTAGAAGACACAGAATTAGTAACACCTGCAATAAGTAAGATTACACAACAAATATCTGAATTTAATGCAAAAAGTAAAGACGAACAACAGAAGATAGCAACTCAGTTAAAAGAATATGATAATGAGTTACAAAAAAGATTAAAAGGTGCTGAATCTACTTTACAAGGTGATATAGCACAATATCAAAGAAAAATTGAAAAATACCAACAAGATATTGCAAAATTTGGAGCGCATTTACAAGCGTGGACACAAAGGTATCAATGGTATACAGAAAGATACACAGCAATAGTACAACAATATTTAGCATTCTTTGGGCAGATAGCTCCTAGTAGACAACAACCTGAAGAAGAACAAAATGAAAGGAGAGGGAGATAATGTCAAGTGATGCTATAGGCACAACTAGTGCTTCGGTGTTTGAAGATGAAGTAAAAGCAGCAATGAGAGGTGATTATATTTTTAAATCTTCTTCTGCTGCTACAGGAAGTCATAAATGGTTATTTTCAAGCGCTCAAATAAATGCAAACGCTGCTATATTAGGAACAGCAAATGATTACATGTCAGATGGAGTTGCAGCTGCGACTGGAGATATTGCAAAATGGATAGCAATAAAAAATACAGGAACAACAGATGGTGAAACTGTAACAACAGATGGTATAGTTGTTTTACCTACTAACACTACAGTTGCTTATAATACTGTAGGTGGAATATTTGTTGCTCCAGGAGAAATGGCTGTTTTAAAAATGCCTTTTACAACAATAAATACAATAGGTGCTGTTAGCGTTAGTATAGTTAACGGAATGCCTACTGCAGATTCTTCAAATCCTGTATTAGTAAAAATAGCAGCATTAATGGATGATGTAGGTTAATATGAAGGTTAATGAATTAAGAGAACGTTTAGCAATGGATGAAACTAATAGCCAGTCTTTAAGTACTGGTAGATTAGTTGCTTATATTATAGATGGTTTAGAAGAAATAAATATGCTAGCAGAAACACACATAGATGTTCAAAGAATAGATATAACTAAAGATAAAAGATTTTATGAATTTCCTAAAGATACTTTAAAAGTAATTGATGTTAGAGTTAAAAATCATTTAAATAGTAAAGATGAATATAGAAGTGTACCGCGTCTTACTTTTAAACCAAGAGTACACGATACAGATGAGGTGTAAATGGCTACAGTAAAACAATATGGATATTATATAGAAGGTAACAAAGTAAG